ATTTAAGCTAATTAGGTGTATAATAGACACATATTAATTAATCACAAGATATTCAATAAACACATCAGAGAATCAGCTAGTCGGCTGAATAAATTCCAAAAAAATTTCAAAAAATAAAAAAGAGTTAGGAGTTATAAATGCAGGGTAATGAATATCAAAAATTGGCTATGCGTACTAACGATAAAATGGCTCATCATAGATTAAGTACTGAATTAACTGGTAAGCTTCCACTTAGTCCTTTAGCAGAAAGCAATGCTAAGTGTAGCAACATAAATGACATAGCAGGACTTCTTAATGGTGTCTTAGGCTTAACTGGTGAAGCTGGAGAAGTATCAGACCTTGTTAAAAAGGGTATATTCCACGAAAAGGGAATAGACTTAGAACATCTTAAGAAAGAGTGCGGCGATGTAATGTGGTACGTTGCTATGATTTGCGAAGCTTGCGGATTCAGCCTTGATGATGTAATGCAGACAAACATAGATAAGCTTATAGCACGTTATCCATATGGCTTTGATTCTTACAGAGCTAATCATAGGCAGGCAGGTGATGTCTAATGCTTAAGCCGGAGGAAGATTGCTGTAATTGTTTGTATAAATTTAAAATGTGGTTTGAAATGCCTTGCAAAAATTGTAATGGTAACCCAGACACACATCCTAACGGCACAGATAACTTTGTAGAACAGATTGATAGCACAAATGATATTGCAGCACTCTTTGAAGATAAAGAGTAACTTAATTGCCCCTTAGCCAAGCGGTCAAGGCATAAGATTTTGATTCTTACATCATCAGTTCGATTCTGATAGGGGTAGTTTACAAGTGTTTAATTACACTTGTATCTTCACAGGACTTATTGACTTACCAACATTAAGTCCTCCTTTCTCCTCATAGCAAGAGCTGTTAAGGACCGTCAGAAAGTCCGTGAGGTTTTGCGTATTATAAATACGCAAATAAAATTAAGTTATACCTATAGCGCAGCAGTTATCTGTATGGATAGACAGCGAGCGAAGCTACTTTCTTTGAGCCCAACTGCACGGGTAGAATGACATCCAAGCTTTGCCACGACCTGTTATAGGCGTCATAGCCTATACTGCTATTAAGACTAGCATTGTTTTTCAGTATCAACTATCCACCTTAATCGAAACATTTTCACAATGCTAGTCTTTTAAAACGATATGGAGAAGCGGCAACGATTGGCGGTGTTGCGGCAGACTGTAAATCTGTTCCCAAGTGGTAAACAATAGAGGTTCGATTCCTCTCTTCCCCATTGGCGATGTTGCCAGTACACCCCTAGTGCGTTTATTAGAGAAATGCAGGTGCTAATCAATATACCGGTTAAACTTAGTACAGGGAACTGGATTGAGCCGCTTGCGGCTGACTAAAAAATCCTTGGGCGGTGATAACCAAGTAAAAAACCACCAATATGGTGAAATAGCCAAATGGTAAGGCAACAGACTACAAATTTGCAATTGTCAGTTCGATTCTGACTTTCACCTTTACAACAAACTAGCTTGACGAAGCGAAAAGCACTTCCGCTGTGCCTGTTTGTTGTTTTTATTAATTAAGCGGAGTATATATCGTAGGCATACATAAATAATATCAAGCGGAGGTATTCGATTATGGCAACAATTAGAGTGCATAAAACAAAAAATTACACAGTTATGAGTAATACTCATTTAAGAGATAAAGAGTTGAGCTTGAAAGCAAAAGGACTATTGTCTGTAATGCTTTCATTACCCGATAATTGGGATTATTCAATAGCCGGATTAGTTGCAATATGCAAAGAGAACGAAACAGCCGTTAAATCGGCTTTAAATGAATTAAAAGATAATAATTATGTTGTGGTTACTAAAGAAAACCCGACAAAAAGTAATGGTGGAAGAATAAAGTACACTTACGAGGTTTACGAAGAACCATATAAACAGAAAATAGAAAAACAAGATACAGAAAATCTAGGGGTTGAATGTCAACAGGTAGAAAACCACGGACAATTAAATACTAATGAATTAAGTACTGATGAATTAAATATTAATATACAAAATACTAATGAATTAAATACTAAAAGTAATTCTCTTAACAGAGAACAATGCAATTCTTTTTTACCCAAAGATAAAAAAGCGAAAGAGTTTAAGCCGATAAGCGAATACTCTCAAAGTGATTGGGAAGTTGCCGAAGAAAGAATGATAAGCAGAGCTGGCAAGATAGCTTATGATTGGACTAACGATAAAACGCTCAAAGAAAATACAGAAGCATTCTTTAAATACTTTTTAGATAAACACGGAGAATGTACCGGAGAATATCACTACCCATTAACAGATAAGGTTTTATCAAGAGTAGTAGATAATTTAACAAAAGAAACCGACATAGAGCGTGACGGATATACAGATACCTATTATGCGGCTATAAGTGATATGGACGATAATACAGACTACAAGATGTTGGTTGATGAATATTTCAACACAAAGTTTTCAACACAATGTGATTACAGCTTAGTTCACTTTTCTTCTGAAAAGGTTTTAATTAACATTATGAATCACGCTTGTAAGAGTAGCTGGTGCGAAAGCAAAGAATGGTAAGGAGTGATTATTATGGCAGCAGGCGTACACCCACTAAACAAAGATAAGTTTTATGAAGCGATAAACCTATACATATCAGGGCAGGTTTCACAGGTAAAAGCGGCAAAAGTAGCAGGTTGTAGCGTACCGACATTTAAGAAATATGCTAACAAGATTTATGGCGGCGAAGAGTTGCCAAATAATTTATGGGGGAAGAAGTGATATGTGTGAATTTTGCAATGGTAAAAAGAAGAAGATTGAAAATGGCTATACATATGGCAGAGCATATATAGAATCAACTAATTATGGCTATTGTTATAAACTTTGTTATGACAACAGCGGTGAAGAATATGGAGAGGGAGAGTTTGAAATCAATTATTGCCCTATCTGCGGCAGAAAGTTGGTGGAATGATGGCAGAACCTTTAAGTAAATTAGCAGAAAAATGTAAAAGTTGCCCTGAATCTGAAAAATGCGACCATAAAAGAATGGAGTTATGCGCTTTAGCAGATTTGCCACCACAAAATCTTGCAAGCACTACACAAGGCATTTTGATAGACAATATGTCGCCTATATTGAGGGAAGAAATAAAAAGCCCTTTAAGTCCATTTAGGTACAAAGACGAATTAGAAAAAGCACTAAATGATTTGCATTTTGGAAATATGTTTATGTATGGTGCTTAGAAAGTTGGTGGAATATGATTACGCAGAAAGATGTTCATAACAATATAGTTGTAAATGCAAGCGATTGGCAGAAAAGCTATTTGTCGTTTCAATGTGGTGGAAATGTTGAAAAAGATAAAGGAAGTTGAACAGACAATGGCTAATATGATTAACGGCATTAGCAAGGCACTTAAAAATAGTGGAACAGATTATTTGAATAAACTTGATTTGTAAGCGAGGGATTTTATGAAACACAAAAAAGAATGGCACACTTGCGACAGGTGCGGAAAAGAGATAAAAGTAGGGCTGTTGTGTATGAACTCAATTACAAGGAGTGGCATATTAAATATGACTTACGATTTATGTAATGAATGTATGGAAGATTTTGAGAGGTTTATGAGGAATGAAAACATTGATTGTAGATGATTTAGACATTCCACCAAGCACTATTGCAAGTGCTATTGTCAATAGAGTCCCACTTAATGAAGATAAAAACTGCCACATTGAACATTGGAGTACCAGATGGAGAATTGAAAAGGATGGAAAACGTACTTGTCTGGAAGTTAAGAAATTAAAATAAACAATTACCGACTACAGATTGATTGTAGCTGCTGACCTTAGAAAGCTAAAGGCTGATAAAACATATAAAAGGAGATGGAACTTATGAAACAGTTATTTGCAAGCGTGCCGATGAAAGGCAGAACAGAGGAAGAAATCAAAGCAAGTATTCAGAAGATGAAAAAGGTAGCAGAGATATACGAGGGTGAGGAATTAGAGCTTATCGACAGCTACATTGAGGATAACCCACCTAAAGACAGCAAAGAAGCTGTATGGTATTTAGGTGAAAGCCTTAAGAAGCTGGCACAGGCTGATGTGTTCATAGGAATTGCGGAGAACTATGATTGGAGTGGCTGCTGCATTGAAAGGGAAACAGCAGAAAGATATGGCATTAAAGCATATATGATTCCAGCAAGATATGTAATTGATGATTATAATGCACTTGTGCAGAAATTACATCCGGCTGTCCGTGACGTATTATTCTAACAAAATTTTACCGGCTAACAAATAGAGTTAGTTGCTACCCTAAAACAGTTATAGGCAGAGGTCTATAAGCACCTTTGCTGAAAAGTGGAGGTGCTTTTCTTGAATTCTGAATTAAATCAACTGATAGATGATTGCGAAAAATACATATCCCAAAATGGAATAGATGAAAACATCATAGAAACCTACTACAACGTGTGCCAGCTTGCCAAGAATGAGAGTGAAATTGACACAATGTTAAAATGTACGGCTAGGGCAAAAGAACTCATAGAAAAGGCTTGTATGCGGGATATAGGGCTATCTATGTGGGAGATAGAGAAGTTTGTCTTTAACAATAAAAGTTCCTTTGATTTGCTTGATAAATACTATGATGTGTTACTGCTTGAAGCCCAAAGCAAAATAGTAGATAGTGCATTTATGTATCTTGAAAAGAAAAGAGAACCTAAAGAGCGCTTCTATATGCCACGCCGCAAACAATTCTTAAGAATGGGGCTAATAGAAGCCTTGCAGGGTATGATTGATGATAAATACGATATATTGTGCGTATCATTAATACCTGGAGCGGGAAAGACAACTATCGAAAAGATGTTTAACGCTTTAGTAGCTGGCTGGTTTCCTAATGATTTTTGCCTTTTCTATTCCCATTCTGGCGATATTACACGAATGTACTACGATGGTGTATACGATATTGTTACAAATGCTGATGAATATGCGTGGAACGAAATTTTTCCTAACCTTACAGTTACAAGCACTAACGCAAAGTTAGAACAGTTCAACATAGGCAAATATAAGCCATTTCAAAGCGTACAATGTACATCTGTCGGCAGTAAAAATGCTGGTAAGGTTCGTGCAAGTAAATTTTTGCTTGTAGATGATATGATAGGTGGCATTGAAGAAGCACTTAACCCTATGGTACTTGATAAGCTGTGGGATAAATATGCGGTAGACGCTAGGCAAAGAAAAATCCAAGATACAGACGGACATAACTGCAAAGAAATACATATTGCTACACGTTGGAGCGTACATGATGTTATCGGAAGAATACAGAATATGTACGCAGGGAATAAAAGAGTTAAGACTATTGCTGTACCAGATGTTGATCCAGTAACAGGCGAGAGTAATTTTGATTATGAGTATAGCGGATTCACAAAAGAGTTTTTTGCTGACCAACAGCTTTTGATGGATGAAATCTCTTACAGGTGCTTATACAAACAGGAACCTATTGAACGTGAGGGATTACTATTCCCAGATGATAAAATCCGCAGATACCTTAATCTGCCACACGGAGAACCAGAGATTATCACAGCACAATGCGATACTAAGGGAAAAGGAACAGACTATTTCGTATTACCTGTATTACAGAAACACGGAGAAGATTATTACTGCATTGATTGCGTATGCGATAACACAGCAGATTACGAAGAACAATACAGAAATGCCGCAGGAGTGCTTGTAAATAATAAAGTGCAAGAGTGCGAATTTGAGCGTAATGCCGGCGGCGACAGAGTGGCAATGGAAGTTAATAAGAGAGTTGAGAGTGTAGGCTGGATATGTAATATTACTGATACACCGACCGAAACGAATAAGGAAGCAAGGATATTCCAATGTTCTAACTGGATATTACAACATATTATTTTTAAAGACGCATCACTTTATAAGCCTAATGAGCCATACGGAGTGATGATGTCACTGTTAAAGCAATATTCGGTATCAGGCAAAAAACAATTAGATGATGTTCCAGATGTTTTCTCAAACTTTGCATTAAGAATGACAAAAGGAAATAGAATAAAAAAGACAGTAATTATGTCAAGTCCGATATAAGAGGAGGGTTTATATGACAACTAAGGATTATCTTAATCAGATAAGCTATTACAACAAGATAATTGATAATAAATTGATAGAAATAACACAGTATAAAGAATTATCATATAGCATTTCAGAGATTGTTAATGAAGAAAGAGTCATGTCATCATCGGATCCGGACAAAACAGGCTGCGGATATGTCAGACTTGAACAAATGGAAGAAAGCCTTGATAAGCTTATAGATAAATACATTGATGTAAAGAACAAAATAATAGAGCAGATAGAGCAGATAAACAACGAAGATTATTACACAGTATTGTTTCTAAGATATGTCAGAAAGTTTACATTTGAAAAAATTGCAAATGAAACAGGCTGGTGCTGGAGACAGGTACACAGAATACACGCTAAAGCACTACAAGCCTTTGAAGATAAATATGGGAGTGAATATCTGTAAAAGATGTCATAGAATGTCACATTGCCGGTGTGGTATAGTATATCTGTAAGAAGTCACAAAGATGTTTCTTCATAAACACATCCTTATCGGAAGCACCGTTGCTTAATTGCGGCGGTGCTTTTGTTATGCAATGAGGTAGAGATATGAATTTTTATATGAATAAAGATAAGTCAATTATGTGTCCGAATTGCCATAAGTTTTTGACTAAGGCAGACAGCAAAGACCCACGAACACATAAGTTAGCGTGCAAGCATTGCCGTAAATGGATATGGTATGTGCCTAACGATGATGATAATTTTCAAATTAAAGAAATACCGGACAGCAGAAGTTCAAGCGGTATGACATTTTATTAGAGGTGTAGATAATGCAAACAGGAAGAATTGCTATTTATACAGGTGCAAAAGAAATAACATCTGACAACATAATACCAATTTTGCGTGAAGCAATTTTGGAACATGATATTAATTCCAACAGAATACAGTTTCTTCTTGATTATGACGCAGGAATACAGCCAATAGTTAGGAAGAATCCAAAGACTTACAGGCCAGACATTGACTGTGAGTGTTGTGATAATGTGGCTAACGAGGTCACAGAGTTTAATTTAGGTTTTAAGTGGGGAAATCCTATAACGCTAGTTCAAAATGGCGACAATGAGGATTCTAACCTTACAAAAGCTATAGCGGAATTAAACAGTTGCTACGAATCGCAGAACGCAAGGCAGAAACAACAGGAACTTGCGAGATATGTCGAAATAGGCGGTATTGGATATGTCCTCATTGATGTGAATACAGAATACGAGGATGGGGAAAGCTATTTCACATATAATGTATTAGACCCGAGAACAACATTTGTTGTAAGGTCAACCGCCTACAACGACAAGAGAGTTGTTCTTGCTGGGACATATATAAAAGATAAGCACAGCGGTACAAGATATTACACCTGTTTTACAAAAGATATTCGCTATGAAATTACCGACGGAATAAAAATCACTAACGGACCAGAAAAAGGAAAAACAAAATGGGGATTTTTAGAGAGAAGTGGGGAAGAGAACCCGTTACATAAAATCCCTATTATTGAATACACAAGGTCATTCGACAGAATGGGCTGTTTTGAACGGCAAATATCTGAAATGGATAACTTAAACTTGCTTATTTCAGACTTTACTAACGATGTTGAACAGAACACGCAGGCGGTATGGCACACAAATGATGTTGATTTCCCGGTTGAACAGGAAACAACAGTTGATAAAGATGGAACACCACATATCACTGAAAAAGTAAGAAAGCCAAAATCTGGAGAATGGATGCAGACCTATACATCAGCAGATGGTAAAACTCCAATAGTTGAGCCACTTGCAATTAATTACGATTACACAGGTATGCTTAATAATATCCAATCAAGGCGACAGATAATCTTGCAGAAATGCAATGTGCCACAACGAAATGATAACAGTGGTGGTAGTACAGGAGTTGCAATGTCAGACGCAACAGGTTGGTCACAGGCTGAAACAGCGGCGGCAAAACAGCAATTAATTACAGATGGCTGCAAAATGGAAGAGATAAAAGTTGTTCTTACAGCTATCAAGCTATCAAACAATGTTAACAGTAGCAATCCATTACTTAAATTAAGGGCAAGAGATGTAAAGCCTAACATTAAGCGACAAAAAACTTATGAAATGTCAACCAAGGTTAATGCTATGGCAACATTGATAAGCCACGGATTTAGCCTTAAAGATACAGTTGATGCAATTCCATTCTTTGATGACCCTAACGATGTTGTAGCGAGAAGCGGAAAGATGGTTAAGGCATATCAAGACAGTATAATCAACAAAGATACACAGAACCAAGCAGAGGGTGGAGATGGAGAACAGCCACCTAATAAAGACCGCACAATGCAAGACTTATCAGACCAGACAGAAAATAGTCCGGTTATAGATAAGAGCAGAACAGATAAATAATTGATATTGAGCCACAGGGTAGAAAATGCCTTGTGGCTTTTTATATGCCCTAGAGAAAGGGCAATACAAATATCGCAAGAAGTTGAGAGAACAACAAAAAACGCAGAAAGCAGAGGTAAAGAAATTATGGCAGATGTAACTAACACAACAACAGAACCAACAACTAATAATGAGCCACAGAACGAAGAACAGACACCTAGCGTAGAAGAACTTATGGCACAGCTTGCTAGTGAAAGAGCTGAAAAAGAGAAGTATAAGAACGCTTCCGATAAAGCCAGTTCAGAAGCAGCTAAGTACAAGAAAGAACTTCGTTCAAAGCAGACAGCAGAAGAACAGGAAGCGGAAGCAAAGGCAGAAGCTGAAAAATTGCAGGCTGAAAAGTTCGAGAACATGAGCAAAGAGCTTAATCATATGAAAGCTGTCAATGCTTATCAGAAAGTTATAGGCGATGGAAAGGATATTGATTCTTTGATTGAGGCGGTTGCAGACGCAGATCATAGCCTTATAGCAACTGTAATTGCCAATGAAGTGCAAAGACAGGTTAAAGAAGCTAAGGCAGAGTGGCTTAAATCAAGACCGGCTATTAATGCAGGCAGTGGAGAAGAAAGCACGATAACACAGGAACAGTTCAACAAGATGAATTACCACGAAAGAGTGGAGTTCAAAAATAAGAATCCAGAACTTTATAAGAAGTTCACAGAGTAGAAAACGGAGGTAAATAAACTATGCCACAGACTAAGTTAGCAAATTTAGTAGATCCACAGGTAATGGCTGATATGGTATCAGCTAAGTTGCCAAAGAAGATTAAGTTCTCACCTATTGCAAGAGTTGATACAACACTTGTAGGCAGACCAGGAAGCACAATCGTTGTGCCAAAGTATGCTTATATTGGTGACGCAGAAGATGTAGCAGAAGGTGTTGCTATGGGTACAACAGTACTTACAACATCTACAACAGAAGCAAAGGTTAAGAAAGCAGGTAAGGCAGTAGAACTTACAGACGAATCAGTGTTATCTGGTTATGGCGACCCACTTGGTACAGCTATCAATCAGATTGCTATGTCAATCGCTGCAAAGGTTGATAATGACAGCTATGACGCACTTTGCACAGCACCTATTGATTACGATGGAACAGCAGCACCTATCAGCTATTCAGCAGTTGTAGCGGCTAATAGCAAGTTTGATGATGAATCTGATTCATCACTTACAAAGATATTATTCATTAATCCAGCGCAGGAAGCCACATTGCTTAATGACGATGATTTCAAGAGCAATGACAAGTACCCACTTAATGTAATTATGAATGGAACTATCGGTTCTATTGCGGGAGCGCAGGTTGTTAAGTCAAAGAAAGTTAAGTTAGTTAAGTATGAGCTTGATGATTCAACAGGAACAATCAATGTTGTAGCTGATACAACAAGCGAGGATGCAACGAATGTTCATCTTGACACAGCACTTGCACATACGCTTAAGCCAAAGGACAAGGAAATCAAGGTAGGTAGCAAGTTAAAGGCTGTTACAACAGAGTTCTACGCTTGTCCTATTGTTATTGTATCAGCAGAAGACCCTAACGAGGACACAGGTGCAGATGGCGTATCAGAGGAAGAGAACGCACTTACAATCTATATGAAGAGAAGCGTTGAGATTGAATCGGACAGAGATATTCTTGCAAAGACAACTGTTATCTCTGGCGATGAACACTATACAGCAGTCTTAAGCAACGATTCAAAGGTTGTTCTTGCTAAGTTCGGAAAGTAAGAGGTGTTTATATGTTATTAAGACGACATAAAATCAACGCCGCAAAGCAGAGCGAAGAAGTAACAGCAGATAATGTAAGACAGGAAGCTGTTTATGGAGATGAGCTTAAATATGAGGAAGAGCAGGACAAGTTCCCTGCTCAACCTACAAGCGATTACACAAAGACAGCTATTAAGCGTATGCCAACAGCGGACTTGCAGACACTTGCCTTAGAACAAGGTATTGAGAACGCAATGGAGCTTACAGGAGCAGAACTTAAAGAACTGTTAATTGAGAAATTAGAGTTATAACAGGAGTTGGGTTATGGAAATGACAGTATTAGAACATGTGGCTATTAGCCACGATTATGCACATAAAGAAAAAATTGAAAATGATGATGGAACAAGTTCTGATATTGTTGTTTTTGATAAAGATACAACCAAGTTAGAACTTGTCATTGAGAGAGATAAAAAAGAGTGTATTAATCAAAGACACTATAAAAATTACACAGAAGAAATGATTGAAAAAGACTTCAAAGAATTTGAGTTTGTTTTAATTGAGCTGGTTGACTATGACTTAGAACAAAATGGAGCTTCTTTTTCAGAGAAAGTTTCTGAAAATGGCATAACAAGGGAATGGATTAAAAGGGAAAGTATTTTAAAAAAAATACCCACTCTTTGCCATATAACATAATATCCAGCCTAAATGGCATTACAGAAAGTTAAAGAAGATTGTGCGTTACCAATACGGTAGCAGGCGGCACACATTAAGGGTGGTGGGCGGTGTGCCATTATTAATTATGAAAGGCGGTATATCAATGCCAATAGCAGTAATTATAAGCATTATTTCAGTTGCTTTTTCCGTCTTTTTCGGACTGTTTACGTTGGGATTTAATCTTAAGAACAACAAAAAGTCTGACAATGCAGAACTTACAGAGCGTGTAAAGGAAAATACACGCATAAATATGAAACTTGACACAATATCAAGCAATACAACAGAGATAAAGAATGAAGTTACAGAAATGAGAAAAGAACTTAATTCTCACGATAACAGGATTATTAAGGTTGAGGAAAGTGTAAAGTCGGCACACCACCGAATAGACGGATTGGAAGCACGACTTAATGAAGATAAGGAGGTATAGCAGAATGGATATAACATCAGTATCAACAGTAGTTGCAATCGTTGTAATAACATATCTGATAGGCTTAGGAGCTAAGGCAATTCCACACATTAAGGATAATTACATTCCTATAATTGTAGGCATTGCAGGCGGTATCTTAGGCGTTATAGGTATGTATGTAATACCGGACTTTCCGGCAAACGATATTCTTAATGCAATTGCAGTAGGAATTGTGTCCGGATTATCAAGCACAGGCGTAAATCAGATTTACAAGCAGGTAAAGAACAATGCTTGACATTAATAAACAGGCTATGAAGTATTCGCTTCAAGGACAGACAGTAACTATTTACGAAAGAGACGATGACGGCAATATTCTTTATGAGGGATATACCGACACAGAGGGCAACTTCATTCCTTATCTTGATGATGAGGGAAATAAAATTCCCAAAGTCCTTGAAGAAAAAACAGGTTTTGCAGAGCCAGTCGATTTCAAAGCAAATATAGCTTTCAGCGGCGGAGAAGCACAGAGCAAGGAATACGGCTTTGATACCGCTGATTTTGACGCTATTTTGCTGACAGATAGGAATACACTACCTGTTCAAAAGGGCGACCTTATCTGGCTTGATAGCAAGCCTACATACACATCTGACAGCCTTGTTGACGAAACATCAGCAGACTTCACGATTGTAGGCATTAAGCCAGCATTGTATTCAACTAAGTATATGCTCAAAGCCGTTGTAAAGTAGGTGCGTTATGGCAAGACATACAATTAATATATCCTTGTCTGAAAAGTCCGCAAATGAAGCTATCAGACAGTTACAACAGTATAAGCAGAGTTTACAGTATAAATGTGAATTGCTTGTTGAACGATTAGCAGAATTAGGCGACAAAGCGGCAATTATGAGTGTTAACGAAAGTCCATTAGGTAGGACAGTAACATTGAGAGTTGACAGAAAGCCTATTCAAGATGGCTACCAAGCTATTTTAATTGCTACCGGTAAAACTGTTGAAGTAGAAGATAGAGAGCCATTTTACACGCTGTTAGCGATTGAATTTGGCGCAGGCATTTATTACAACAGTGGCAACGAGAACCCAAAGGCTAATGATTTCGGCTTGGGCGTAGGAACATATCCAGGACAAATCCACGCATTCAGCGACGGCTGGTACTACTTAGGTAATGATAATCAATGGCACTACACGCACGGCGTTAAAGCTACAATGCCTATGTACAACGCCACAATGGAGATTATTAATCAGTATAAGCAGATAGCAAGAGAGGTGTTTAGTTAATGGCAAATGCAAACGATTGGGCGACAGACCTTGAAAATACAGTCACAGCACTTGTCAAGGCTAAAACCCTAACGCAACTAAAGAAAACATATCCAAAGATAGCCATAACTAATGAGGGGGAAAACAGCGGCCAAGCAGTATTTCCAACAGTATACATTCATCTACTATCACCAGCAGAACAAGGGCAAACGCTTGACGGACAGACAATTAACGCATTGTTAGCAACATTTCAAGTAGATGTTACAACTAACACAAGCAAGTCTGACTGTCGCAAGGTTATGGCAGTAATTACAGATACATTCAAGAAAATGAGATTTCAAGGCAATGCAATTCCAGAGTTCTCAATTAGCAACAAAGTACATAAGAGTACCGCTAGATTCAGAAGAATGATAGCGGCAAATGACAGATTAATGTAACAAAGAGCAGAAATGCTCTTATTTTTTTGCAAATTTTTAGGAGGTAGACAAGGCAATGGCAAGTACAAGTTATAAAGCTAGAGTTATCTACAAGGAGCATAGCGAAGATGGCTTTGCAGGCTCGTATAAGTTAATGGTTGCGGCTAAGTCAATTTCAGCACCAGTATCAGCACCTAACACAGTTGAAAGTACAACATTTGAAGATGATTCACAGACATTCTTAATGGGTATCAAAACATCTGACGCTAAGACTTACACAGGAAATCTTGAAAAGGCTTATTTACAGGACTTAATCAAGGCAGAGGGCAAGCAGTTAGATATTATTCAGTTATATGGCTCTGACGGATTAGGTGCGGTTGCTAAGTACGCATTTGTTGGACAGGTAACAGCAACACCTAATGATGTTTCTGGTACTGATTCAGTACTTGAAATGACAGTAACAGCAGTTCCTAACACTTCACCTATCGAATGCACAGACAAGCTTCAAGTTGTCGAAGGTGCTGGTGGCACCTTCACAGTAACAAAGGTGGGGGAATAATGAGCTATTCGACTAAATCAAAAAAGGCTGTGTCGAATAGCGTCAAAGACGCCAAAACAGCCGATTACACATCATACTTTGATGATGTAACAGAATAATTAATTTAAAAGGTAGGTGCGGTGTAAAATCCGCACCTTTCCCTATATGGTGATAGGGTGGGAAAGGGTAAAAATTATGATGAATATTAATGTAAATGGAAAAGAATACAAAGTTGAGTTTTCTTTTGGTGCGGCAGAGTGCAAAGAGATAGTGCAGAAAATGTTTTCTGTCGTTAATGGTTCTTACTTGCTTGCACAGACAGATAAAAGCGTTGCACAGGCTTCCTTTGATGGATTAGCAAATATGACAGCAGATGTGCCAGAGATTTGCATTTTAGCCATTTATGCAGGCTGTATTGACAATAACCCTGTAACTATGGACGAAGCAAAGGAACTCACTAGAGCATATATTACAGAGAAGAGAAAGACAGATAAGAGTTACGGATATAGAACATTGTTTGAAGAAATCAAGAAAGCGATGGAAGATGATGGTTTTTTCGAACTGTCGGGAATAACAGCGATGTTAGAGGAAATGGCGAACAATGTGGAAGAAGCAACACAGGAGCAGAAGAAGCCGACAGTAGTTCCACAGGACCACAAGAAAAAGCAGACTTCCACAAAATAATTTGGGAAGAATACTTTGTTTTAGCCAGTTCACTAGGTATTAGTTATTCAGACTTTCTTAAAATGACACCTACAAAATTATTACTATACGAAAAAGGTAAAAAGATTGATAGGCAAAATCGCGATTCAGAAATGTATAACTGGTTCTTAGTCTACGCAATACCAGCTATTTCTTGCGGTATAGGTGCAGCATTTAATAAAGATGTACACATTGAATACCCTAAACAGGCTATTTTATCAGAAAGAACAGAAGAAAGCGAAGAAGATACCTACGACAAAGAGTTACAGCTGATGTTACTCAATGAGCAAAAATGGGCGGCGCAAACTGAAAAGAGAGGGCTACCGCCAACAATCCTATAAAAGGGGGTTAAAGCGTGGAATTAGACAGTTTAGAAGTCAAAATTACCGGTACTGCCACCAAAGCTATCAATTCTGTTGATAAACTGATAAATCAGCTTACAAGGCTGTCAACATCACTTGCAACTGTGAATGGTTCATCACTAAGCGGTCTTGCGAGTGGTGTTAGTCAGTTAGGTTCTGCTATGCAGAATATGAACGCAGGAACAGCAGATTTTACAAGACTTGCTAAGAACATCACAAAGATAGGTTCTGTTGATTCAGTTGCACTAACTAACACAGCTACATCACTTCAAGCTGTCACAAAGGCAGTTGCAAGCATATCAGCTATTCCGCAAAATGCAACACAAGTCACAGAATTTGCAAAGTCACTTGGTAAGCTAGGCAGTAAGAGTATTGAAAACGCCGTTGTAAACATTCCAAAGCTAGGTAATGCTTTAAATGGCTTAATGACAACGCTATCAAGAGCACCAACAGTAAGCCAGAATGTTATTCAAATGACTAACGCATTGGCTAATCTTGCCAGTCAAGGTAGCAAGGTGGGTACTTCTTCAAACTCGCTTCGAAAGTCGCTGTATGGCGTTTCTACAAGCACCAAGACAGCAACTAAAAGCAGTTGGAACTTAGCAAGTGCAATAGGTAAGTTTTATGCCACTTATTTTATGGTAATTCGTGGCAGTAAGAAGCTTATAGAAGCTATCAAGTCAACAACAGATTACATTGAAGCGTTCAACTATCAAGCGGTTGCATTTGGCAAAATCGGTTCAGAATGGGATAAAGATTACGAAAAGTACGGATATGATAACGCAACAGCATATGCAGAGAGCTTCCAAAGCAGAGTAAACGATACTCTCGGAAAGCTGTCTGGTTTAAAAGTTAATGTTCAAGGCGGTTTGCTTGAAGAAAGCGGAGCAAAGAACTTAGGACTTAACATACAAGAAGTAACACAGTATGCTTCACAGTTAGCTTCTGTTACTAATTCGTTAGGACAGACAGGCGAAGCAACAACGGCTATAACAAAGTCAATGACAATGCTTGCGGGCGATATAAGCTCACTTTTCAATGTGGACTATTCAACAGTAGCACAGAACTTACAAAGCGGTTTAATCGGACAATCGAGGGCATTGTACAAGTATGGTATTGATATTACCAATGCTACATTAGCGACGTATGCTTACAACTTAGGCATTTCTAAGTCGGTGTCTGAAATGACACAGATGGAAAAACAACAGTTAAGAGTGTTAGCGATATTAGACCAATCAAAAGTATCTTGGGGTGATTTAGCTAATAGACGGAAGAAAGTTAATGATATAGCTTATCTTCCAAGTGTTGCATAAGAATAGAAATATCTTATGGCAATCGGGCAAAATCGGCGAAGGCTAAAGTTTTCAACTATGCTAATACCGAGATAACTCAATAGATTACGAACAGGCTATTGAGTATCGTAACGAGTAGGAATTGAATAAATATAATATTCCCAAGAGTGTCCGACACTACTGCATATAGGGCAGTATGAGGTGGAAGTGGCTACCACCAAACCAAACGCAAAAACGTGGGTGATAATGTACTCTGAACTTATAGGAAACTATAAGAAGTATAGGATAAAGAGCCTATACGATAACAAATTTGACAATCAACTCCCCAAGTAATATGTTACGCCAGTTCAGTAACAATATGAAAGAGGTAGGAATGGTAGCAGGACAGCTATTTATCCCAATTCTTTCAAAGGTTATGCCGATAGTAAACGGAGTAACTATTGTAATCAAAAGATTATTAGTCAATCTTGCTTCTTTAATGGGCGTTAAGATTGACTTTGAAAGCTTCGGACAAAGTGGCTATAAAGACACATCAGATGGCTTAGAAGATATTTCAAACGGCTACCAAGATGTAGCTGATTCAGCTAAGAAAGCTACATTATCCCTTATGGGATTTGATGAAATAAATAAATTACAGGACGATACAAGCTCAAGCAAGGGTTCAAGCGGTGGTGGCGGTGGTAGCACTATTGATTTGACAGACGATATTGCTAAGGCGGCGGCAGAATATGAAGCAGCTTGGAATAAAGCATTTGCTAATATGGAAAATTCGGCGGTTGCCTGGGCTGACAGAATAGAGAAAGCACTCGAACCTGTTAAGAGAATATTTGAAGATTTTGCTGTTGGCGATTTCTTCAAGGCAGGGCAAGATACATCTAACCTTGTGGCAGGAATTTTTGATTGGTTTGCAAAAGCTATAGATGATGTTCCGTGGTTTAAAATCGGTCAGAAAATGGGAGATTTTCTTGCAGGCATTAATTGGACTAAGGTGTTTAAATCGGCGGCTAAAGTGCTTGTGCAAGGCTTAAAGGCAGCTGTTGAGTTATACTTAGGTATGCTATCTAAAGCACCTATAGAAACGCTTCTTATATCGCTTGTGGCAGTTCCTAAAGTGCTTAAGGCGATAGGCGGTACAAATGTAATAAAAAGCATAACTAAAACGTACAACAAGCTCAACTCCTTAAGTAAAGCAACAGAAGACGTAGTGTTAGCGACAAAACTATCTAAAATGGGATATGATGAAACAGCAGCTACACTTCTTTCTTTTCACCCTAAACTTGCAAAGGTCACAACAAGCTTTAAGGACTTTGGAAGCGTAGTTAAGGATAAAGGATTATTCACAGCTTTAAACGGCGGAATAACTGCTGTCAGAGATAATATGACACTATTCCAAAAAGCATTACTTGGCGGAGTATCAGCTTTTGGAGAATTTAAACTTATCGAGAGCGGTTTTACTGATATAGTCAAAGGTAGCGACAACCTCGTAGCTTCAATAGCTAAGATAGCGGGCGGTGCGGCTATCGGTGCGGCAGGATTATACACAGCTTTCGGACCGGCAGGATTGGCTATGGCGGCAGTTGTAGGAATTACAGGTGCAATCAAAGGTTTTATTAAAGTTCAAGAAGAAATACCAGATTACTTGTCTGGATATGAGAGCGTAAGAAAAGAAGTTAACAAGACTACAAGCGAAATAGAAAAGTCTGTAGCTTCAATAGAGGAAACGTGGAAAAATAATTCTTCTGTTGATGAAATAGAAGCATTAAAGACAAAATATTTTGAATTAGCAGACCAAACTAACCTAACAACAGAACAGCAAGAATTGCTTAAGGATATAGCAGGTAAACTTGTTGATAAAGTACCAGAATTATCGAAAGCTATAGATACTAACACAGGATATTATTCTGGAAATAGGCAAGAAATAGAAAAGCTTATAGAAGATAAAGAAAAAGAATACAAATTAGAAGCTTTAAGAGAAGAATACATTGAATTAGCAAAAGAGGAATATAAAGCTAAGAAGAACCTAAGAGAAATGGAAGATGTACTTGCGGACAGCAAAGATAGACTTAACGAAAAGCAACAAGAATATAACGAACTCACTCACAATGGTGCATTATCTGTGCTAGAAATGACACCACAAGAGGCAGATGCGGTTGCAGGACTGCAAGTAGAAATAAGGCAACTTAACGGCGAAGTAAAAAAGAACCAGACGGAAGTTGATAACGCTAGAAACGTAGCGGATAGAGCAACAAATGATATGCGTTATTGCTATGAAGCATTGGGAGATACTGCACAAGAAGTTGCAGAAAAGACACGACAAGAAGTTAGCAACACAGCCAACACAGCTAAGTCAGAATTTGAAACAGCTAAAAATGAGATTAACAGCAAGATAAATGCGATAGGCACAAACACAGAAAATGTATTCTCACGTATGGGAAGTGTTGGTGCTAATGCAGGTTCATCATTAACAAACAATTTTGCTAATAATATTGATGATATACCATATAGAGCCAGAAGTGCATTTAACGCTATTATGGATAGAGTTAATGCAGGTGATATAGGCTATGATACAGGTACAGAACTTATGAACTCATTGGCAGATACCATTGATAATAATTCTTGGAGAATTCGCAGAGCTTTAAGCAACTCATTTGAAAGCAATTTCAGCGGTGAAATTCTTGATAGCGAGGGAAATGTATCAAGAAGTGCATTTCAGATAAGAATACCTAGAGCATATGCAACAGGTGGTTTCCCAGAGGACGGACTTTTCTTTGCTAATCATAATGAAATGGTTGGTAAATTCAGCAATGGTAAGACAGTGGTTGCAAACAACGACCAGATAACACAAGGCATTAAGCAAGCTGTTATTGAGGGTATGTCAGAGGTATTTGCTAATGCAAATGTAGGACAGCAAAATGGAAACATTGTTGTACAGATTGACGGACAGGAAGTGTTCATGACAACACAGAGATATGCCAATCAGTATACAGCTATGACAGGACAGCCAGCGTTTAACATTTAATTGAATAATCTAATCCATTGTGATACACTTTAAGTACTATAAAAGCAAAGGGGTGTATTACAATGGATAAAAAAGATAACAAAAAGAAGCCGCAGGAGATAGTGATTGCAGTATTGGCAGGGATAGTATTTGTTACAGCGTTATTTATTATTAATAATATAACTGAAAGCGATAATAAAACAATAGCAAATACACAACCCACAACTACAACACAAAAAGCTACTGAAAAGACCACAGCGGCTACAATACAAAAGACAACACAAGATACATATGATAAACTGACAAAATATAAGGCAGGCACTTACAAAGTGGGTGAAGATATTCCAAACGGCGATTACTATTTGCAGTCATTAACAAGCAAAGGTTCGGCTTATTTTGGCGTATATGCAGACAGCAATAAAACCAAAATAAAGTTTAATGAAAACTTCAAAGGTAATATGTTGATAAACGTAGAAGACGGAGAATATCTTGAACTAAACAAGTGCAATGCGATACCTCTTTTGGAATTTAGACAGTATTATACAACTAAAACTACTCTTGATAATTGTATGTTAGAGGTTGGGATTGACATAGAACCAGGAGAATATAAACTGATAGCCACATCATCAAGAGGATATTATTGTATCTATGATGATTTAAGGCAAAGTCACATTGTAAGCAATGATAACTTTGACAATCAGACGTATTGCACAGTTGGGAAAGGTCAATTTTTAATACTTAATAATTGCAAAATAGAACAATAAAAGCAAAGGGGCAACACAATATGGCAGAAAAGAAAGCAAAGAAAAAAGACAGTAAACTAAGCATAGCGGCGGCAGTAACAGCACTATTTATATTCACAATCCCAATAGGTTTTATATTGGCTATTGTGGATTTAATTAAAAGTAAAGGCGACAAGTCACAAAGACACTTAGGCTCTTATTTTGCGATAGTATCGTTTGCGCTATTTCTGATAGTTGCTTTTAGCAACGGAAGAAGTAACAGTTGTAACAAGCCTTGATGTAGCAGAAACTTTTGGGAAAAGACATTCGGATGTACTTAGGGATATAGAAAATCTTGAATGTAGTCCAGAGTTTAGAGAACGCAATTTTGCGTTTTCTAAATATTCCGTTGAGAACAATAAAAAAACATATCCAATGGTATATATGACAAGAGATGGTTTTACCATTCTTGCTATGGGTTATACTGGCGAGAAAGTTATGAAATTTAAAGAAGCCTATATTAACCAATTTAATCAAATGGAAGAACTTCTCAAAGGCAAGCTGATAGAGAGAGAAAAAGGCATAGCAGTTAGGCAGTCACTTACTAAAGCTATTCAGCAGTCAAGCGAAAATGAGAGAATGCACGGACACGCATATTCGACTTATACTGACATTGTATATAGGACTGTATTCGGAAAGACAGCAAAACAGTTAAGAGAAGAATGTGGGATTGATAAAAAGGCTAATTTGCGTGATTATTTCACAGCAGAAGAACTTGAAAAGGTACAATCAATAGAAATGATTATCAGTGGACTTGTTAATTGCGGTTGGGGATATAACGAGATAAAAGAGTTTATAACTAACCCAGCAAGGAAACTGATAGCAGCATAGCGTACCCACAAGTGGGTACGAAAAAATTCCCAAGAAGTCGGGAAAGTTTTTGCAGGAAGTTGCAAAATATTCCCCATAAAGCTGGGGGAAGTATTTGTATAGTTGTTGCAACGCTTTTCTCCACTTGTGGAGAAAGACATTAAATCAGTAGCGCCGCAATCTTGGCTCTACTAGAATAAAAAAATCAGAACAAGTTGGGTAGACCTGTTCTGATTAGCACATATGAGTACATATAAGTTGCTCACGTCAATAATAACAAATAAATAGCAAAATGACAAGGACATTTCACTTAATTGTGAGGTGTCCTTTTTGTGTGCTTAGAAAGTGAGGTTTTACTATGAATTTTATACAATACATAAAGCAAGCGTGGAAAGCTGGCACTAGCGGCGGTACTCCAATAAGCCCAGACAGACTTAACCATATGGAAGATGGAATTAAGAATAATAACGATATGATAAGTGAGCTAAACAACAATTTATACAATGTGTATAAAATAATGATTCCTGCAGGGCGAAAATTAAGAGTTTACATTAAAACTAACATTGCTGGTCCATATGCATTTGCTGGAATTATATTTGTGCAAGGTTCGTTAGGGGCAGCGGCATCAAATGCTTCTGTTCAAGGTTATGGTGCTGGAAGTTCAGCACGATACCACATCACTCAAATATTGCAATCAAATAGCATTAAATACACTTATGGGCAGGATGGCGATAGAGATTTTTTTGTGGAAAATTTACTTCCTACAGCAACTGTAGAATTTTGTTTTTACGAATTCTTAAAAACTTCAATTATTGAGCTTACATTAGTGTGATTCTAACTATTAAGATATTTAAGCTGCCACTCATAGTTATTGCACCAAATTGATACCACTGTGTTTGAAGCAATGTTAATGAACAAAAATCTTGCATAGTTAGGGTTGTTTGTTTTTTGATAGGCGTATCCGAGATACATTGCGTAGCCAGAATTAATGGCAAGAACACAGGCTGGTCTCAAAGGTTCAATATTTGCACAAATTGTTTTGCAATTTTCAATTGCATTTTCAATTTTCCCTGTAGGATTTGGTACTGTAATTTGTTGCCTTACGTTCATTATCGCTTCGTATACAGCATCAGAATTGCTGTTTAGCTCACTTATCATATCGTTATTATTCTTAATTCCATCTTCCATATGGTTAAGTCTGTCTGGGCTGAATGGAGTAAATATATAGAAAAGAGGTGATTGAATGATAAGTGCTGTAATTATCGAGGGAGTAACATTCCCGGTAGCATATAACGGCTACACATATAGTAGGAATAAGATTTGGTCTAAGAACACAGGAAGAAACGATTATGGAGAAATGGTAGGCACAATCGTAGCTATTAAAGACAAAGTAGAACTGCAATTACCGCCATTAACAGGAGAACAGGCTTTATTGCTTGACAATGTGATTAGTGATGAAAATAACCCATTCCCAACAGCACAAGTCCTATTTTTAGGCGGTCAACAAAAGAAAATGACAATATACACAGGAGATGTGACATATCCGTATCTCACAAGAGCAAAGAATGAGGATGGATTAATAGTCGGAGCAAAATTAAGTTTAATTCAGAAATAAGGAGATTAACTATGAAAATAACAGGAAATGAAGTTTTAGCACATTATGAAGCACTTGCAAGCGTGGCACAGCTTAAAATGGGTGGCAGATTAGCAGTTGCCATTATGTCTAATATTAAGGCATTAGAGCCACACTTTAAGGCAGTTGTAGAAACGATAGAAAAGATACACAAAGAAAATAAGGGTGACAATGATAAGATAAAATCAGAACTTGAAGAACTAGGAGAACAGGAGATAGAAGTATCTAAATACACGAAAGTTGATATAAGTGCATTTGATAGTTGTGAAGCCATTGAGCCAGCTAACATTATCGCACTTGGCTTTATGATTAACGATTAATCATCAGAAAGGAGCAATCCAATAAATGAAAAATATTAATTGGGGTGCGGATTTCAACTTACTGTATGCAAGATATTACAGCAAATATTTAGTTGACGGAAAAGAATACAATCAGACACTTAATGAGTTTAAGTACAGCAATATAATTAATCCAAACAATAGCATTTCCATAGGTAACACTTGCAGTAGTAGTGTTACCTTTTCTATTTTTAAGCCGCAAATTACACTTGAAAATAAGGACATAACTATTTTTGAGGGCGTTAAGGGCGATAGTGGAATTGAGTATGTACAGATAGGCATATTTACTGTAACTAAAGAAGAAAGCAATGGTGAATACACCAAGTACACAGCCTATGACAAGATGTACAAAGCTGAAAAAGGTTATTTTTCTGAATTAACTTATCCTAGTACGGATAAGACTATTTTAGAGGAAATCTGTACAAAGCTAGGCATACAGTTAGCAACTAGCATAACAAACACGCATACAATTACAGATAAGCCGCAAGGTTATACAATGCGTGAAATGATTGGCTATATGGCTACGTTACAAGGTGGTAATGCGGCTATCAATTCTGACGGAAACCTTGAAATAAAGTGGTACAAGGATAGCGGTTATGTACTTGACGGACATCAATACTATCAGCAAGGGGTTACTTTTACCACTAGCAAGGATTTTACGATAAGGAAACTGACTTGTAACAACACAAAGTCTGGTGATAGCAAAACAAGTGAGATAACTGCCGGCGGCGGAACGACAGGGCTTAGCTTTGCTAATCCATTTATGACACAAGAAATTCTTAATGAGATTTATAAAAAGATAGGCGGCTTTCAGTTTAGACCGCTTACAGTTAAGTTTGTCGGTGACTGGCGGCTTGAAGTAGGCGACATTATAACTGTTAATAAGGGCGGCATTGATTACAAAGTGCCTATAATGCAGATAACACACGAATGTGATGGCGGCTTAATGGACACAGTTACATCTATCGGACAATCTGACACAGAAAACAGCAATATTGCTAGCGGTCCGATAACAAAGCAAATGGAACGATACTACGCTGATTTAGTCTTAATCAACAAGGCAGTTATCGAAAATGCTGATATAACTAGTGCTAATATTGAGAGTTTAAAAGCACATCAAGCGTATATCGACCAATTAAAGGCTAATAAGATTGAAGCTATTACAGCAGATATTGTTAATTTGACAGCAAGTAAAGCTACGATTAATGAAGCTAATATCGCTAAGTTGCAAGCAGATTATGCACAGATAGGTGTATTAAACGCAGACGTAGCAGACATTAAGACTTTAATGTTTGGTTCTGCGACAGGTAAAAGTTTAACAACAGAATTCGCTAATGCAGTTGTAAGTGTTATCGGCAATGCACAGATAAAATCTGCTATGATTGATAGTATAGCCGCAGATAAGATTACAAGTGGGAAGATTTATACAAACCTTGTTGAAATTCTAAGCGAAAGCGGAAATCTTGATATAGCTGACAATACGATACAGATAAAAGATGATAACAAGGTTGCAAGAGTTCAAATAGGTAAAGACGCTAATTCGGACTACAATATGTACGTCTGGGATAAAGCCGGCAATCTTATGTTTGATGCCTTAGGACTTACCGAAAAAGGCGTTACAAGAAAAGTTGTTCGTGATGATGTTGTTCAAGATGACGCTAATATTAATGCGAGTAAGCTGGATATTGAAACGCTATTTAACGTTATCAATAACGATAGTACACATACACTTAAGAGCAATAAAATTTATCTGGACAACGAGGGACAGACACTTAATGTCATTATGCAAGCTATAACAAGTGGTGCTGGCAAAGATTATACTCAATGGGGCGGTATGATGAAAGTTGCTAGTGATTTTATCACTAATAAGTTATGGTGGACTGAAAATGTTGACAACGAAAGCATTAAGACCAAGTTTTCTACTGTTAATCAGAAGCTAGATAGCTACGAAATAACGTTATCCGACTTATACCAACAAACGAACGATAATTTTATGGTGTATACAGTTACAGAAACACCTAACAAAGATAATTACCCAGCTATTGATTGGTTCATACCTATTTATCCGTCAGATGATTTATTTCCAAGCGATAATCTTACTTGGACTTATAGCAATGATGAATACGCAAAATATCACGGGGCAATAGCACACAACGAAACAACTCAAAAAACTTGGCGTTGGGCTAAAGATGATAAAGGTAATTGGAGTTGGAAAGAGGTATCTAACACACAATTAGCTTATATGCTTAATCAAAACGCTAGCTTTAAAATGAACTTAGATAGTATATCTACATCATTGTTAAGTGTGCAGCAGAATTTAAAAGATAACTACAGTACAACCACAGTTATGAAGAATGCTATAACGCAGGCTGTAAAAGCAGAAAGCAATAGCATTAAACTTGAAGTGTCTAATGCTTATGCTACAAAGGATAGCTTAAGTAGCTACAGCACAACAACGCAGATGAATGCGGCTATAAGCACAGCAATAAGTAAAGAAAGTTCAGCGATTAAGTTAGAAGTAGCAGGAGCATATGCCACAAAAGATAGCCTTAAAAATTACGCTACAACAGCAAGTCTTAGTGCTTATATCAAGAAAGACCCAAAAAGTGGCGAACTTAAATCCGCAATTGAAGCAATTGCAGATGATATAACGCTTAAGGCTAAGGGGGCTATTAATATTAGCGGTAACAAGAGCGTTAACATTAGTGGTAACGCATTTACTTTAACATCAACTAATACAATTATAAGTGCAACGGGGACAATTACCTGTAGTGATATAATCGGGACCGGGGGTCGCATTGGCAATTGGGATATTACTGATGGAAGCTTAAAAAATGATTACTTAGCACCAGACGGATACTTAAGAAGAACTTACATTCAAAGTTCAAAAAATATTGGTGATTGGATTTTTTCTGTTCAGAAAGGAGCCGTACAAGGAACTTCGCCAAGCACACTAAACTCCCTGTGGCACGTTACTAACGATGGCGAAATGCAGTTCAATGTTGAGAGTGGTAAAGGTATTAAAATGTATGGTTCGGCAGGATTAGAGTTAGAAGTGTTAAGAGACTGCATCGAATTATATTACCAGCCTTACATCAATGGAGAACCGCAAGCTTGGACGAAAATTGAAAAAGGAAAAATTTCTATAGACTCAAAAGGTTGGAGTTCTTTTGGTGACTGTGCTCTATCTGTAGTTAACAGCTCAATAAAGACTACAGCATTGTATATAATGCATCAAACAGAAGATGGGTCATACTATCAAAGAGGATGTGTAATTAATAGAAATCCTTTTTCTGGTGATATTATGTTTGATTGGGATGGACGTTATCTTCGCGGATATATAGGGGATAATGTTGTTATCACTTGGGACAACGAAAATAAAAATTGGATATAAGATTAGGAGGTAAAACACAATGTTAGACATTAACTCATCAATTCAGAAGAACGGAACATTATCCGTTCAAAACTCAGATGGAGCACTTAAACAGGTAGCTTATCTGTCAGCTACAATCAGCGAAAGCGGCACAGTTAGTATGTCAGCTAGCTTCAATGATTTTGCGGCATACTTGGCGAATGATATAGCACTAGACAGCGAGCTTAAGAGCTTTCTTGATGGTGTTAAAAATACTTACAAGGCAACATACAGCACAGAAGATAACACAGTTAGTTCAGATGCAACAGGAACAGTAGAAAGTGAGGTATTTTAATTATGATTAAATGTGGAGATTTTTCAGCGTGGAATGGTGTAGTTGACTGGAACAGAGTTAAGGCGGCAGGGCTTACTCACGCTATTCTTAAGGTTATCAGACGTGATTTTGACCCAGATAAGCAGTTTGAAAACAACTGGAAAGGCTGTCAGTTAGCAGGTGTGCATATCTGCGGTGTATACAATTATGTTTACACACCAACAGTAGAAAAAGCTATTGCAGCGGCTAAAAGAGTATTAGAGGTGCTTGACGGACGTAAAGTTAAGGTGTGGATGGATATAGAAGATACTTGTATGCAAAATTTAGGGTCAGACCTTATCGACATAATTAAGGCGTACAAGCACACAATAGAGGAAGCTGGCTACGAGTTTGGTATCTATACAGGTATGGCGTGGTATGGCAGTTACATTGCCCCATATGCAGACGAAGAAATTCTTAACTGCGATTACTGGATAGCAAGGTACTATCTTGGATATGATGAAATGACACTTGATACAGACCCTAACGAAGATAAGAAGCCTAGTGTTGCTAGAAACCTTGTAGGCTGGCAGTATACATCAAGCGGCGTTGTTGACGGAGTAGACGGAGTTTGCGACTTGTCTGTATTCTATGGCTTTCATAATGATAAAGATAACACAGAGGATAACAGCGAAGAAGATAACACAGAGGATAGCACAGATGAACACGTATATGCTACATATGCCGCTTATACAGACCGTTGGTGGGGCGAAGTAGAGGACAGAGAAGATTGGGCTGGTGCAGGCGACAATAAAGCTATCACAGCACTTATTATCAAGGTTAGCAGAGGTTCAGTTAGGTACAGAGTTCATACACTTAATGGCGATTGGCTTCCTTACGTTACCGGCTTTGATTATAATGATTTCAATAACGGCTTTGCAGGTGACCAGAAAACACCGATAGATGCCGTAGAAGTTATCTACTACACACCAGAGGGTGAGCCTTGGAAGTATGCAAAGTATATGGTATCTGTATTCAATAACCGTAACTTCTATCCAGAACAGATAGATAACGAAACATCGAACGGAATGGACGGATATGCAGGTGTTATGGGTAATGCAATCGACAAGTTCCAGTTAGTTGTCGAATAAAGTCGAAATAACACGACCGAAAGTATTTGAAATATACTAACGATAAATGTATAATAAACTTGTCTTTGAGAAAAGACCCTTAAACATTTTCAAGTTCTGGCAGGCGATATTGTTTGATTGGCGTTGGCAATATCGCCGCTACACTTGACACGATAGAACGTGTGTTCTATAATAATCGTATCGCTATCAAACGTGCAAGGGCAAGAGAGGGGAGTGCAGGTTTATGAGTAATGAGGAATACAGGCGAATAATAATAGAAACAGTCAATAACTGTAATAATAAAAGATTTTTAAAGTTTTTATATGAATTAATTATATCATTCAAAAAGAAATGGGGCATTTAATGCCCCTCTTTCTCATACCAATAGGCTATATTGTCAAATATAGTTTGTTGATGTTCTTTATTAAGTTTCATTAACTTCTTAACACTATCCAACATTTTCTTATCTGACATTAAGTCGGGAATGATATCAGCATTATCAGTAGATAAATTATCTTCCCACCCCATTAAATATGATGGAGAAATATCAAGAATCTGTGCAGCAATCTGAATTTTATCGCTTGGTATGTTTGTTACGGCATTGTTTTCATACTTATATAATGTCTGTTTAGAAACGCCCATCTTTTTAGCCAACTCTACTTGTGACATATTGTTAAGCTCTCTTTGTTCCTTAATCCTATCTCCAACAGTTTTAATCATTAGTGTTTCCTCCTTTCCTATCGGTAACTTGATTATAGCACAAAAAAGTTACAAGTCAAGAAAAAAATAACTTGACAAGTTACTTTTGCGGTGTATAATAAGAGTAACTTCAAAAGTTACGAAGTTGGAAAGGAGATGAGAAGATGGTTGATACAAATAAGCTTCGTGGGATTATTGCTGAAAACGGAAAAACGCAGACAGAAGTTGCACAAATGATAGGCGTAACGCCCAAAACTTTCTATCTGCGAATGCACAAGGGTGTTTTTGGAAGTGACGAAATTCAGATTATGATTGATAATTTGAATATTGAAAATCCTATGGAGATTTTTTTTGCAAAGAAAGTAACTTCATAAGTTACCACAAGGCGCATAAGAATTAGAATTTTTGATATTGATACAATAGAGAAGTGATGGTAGCGGTAAATAGTTACAAACTTTTATTCAAACATCATTAGTTCTTTTTGGCAGGGATAGCGCCCTGTTCGTATCAAGTGTGAATTACCTACCGATTGGCAGTTTTGTCTTTAGCATATTTATTTAATTCTATTGATATAGAAATAAGAGCGTACAGGGTGCAGAAGTCTACGCCACAGAAGTATGAGCCGACCACTGATACGCACAATGCTATGACAGTATCCATACAATCTCCTTTTTGGAAAATGTCTACCATCACTTCTCTATTGTATCAATAAACATAAAGTTCTACAAGCTACAACAGATAGAAATGAGCAAAATTGCTCAAATGTGCCTTAAAAGGAATATATCACACATTATTAGAAAGGAATGCTTATGGAGTTACAGATTTTTAACAATTCAGAGTTTGGAGAAATCCGAACCATTACTAAAGATGATGAACCTATGTTTTGTCTGGCTGATGTATGCAAAGCATTGGAACTTGAACAGGTAAGCAGAGTTAAGGCAAGGCTTAAAACAGATGGGGTTACTACAAGTAAGGTCACCGACAGATTAGGCAGAGAACAGGAAGCCACATTTATTAATGAGAGTAACCTTTACAAAACAATCTTTCAGAGCAGAAAAGAGAGTGCAGAAAGATTTACGGACTGGGTAACATCTGAGGTACTTCCATCAATCAGAAAAACAGGCAGTTATCAGAAAAAGTTATCCCCACAGGAAATGATGAGAATACAGCTAGGTATGTTAGACGATGTGTCAGACAGAGTGTCTAAGTTGGAAAATACAATGAACATTGATTACGGACAGCAGAAAGTGCTTAATGACTTAGTATCAGCAAGGGTAATAAAAATCTTAGGCGGTAAAAACAGTAACGCTTACAAGGAAATAAGCAGAAAAGTATTTGCAGAAATTAATCACGATTACAAGGATTATTTCAATGTTAATTCAAGAGCCAACACACCAAGGCTTAAGAATGAACAGGCAGTTGAATATATTAAAAACTGGATGCCAAGCACTAACATAATGATGTTAATAAAAGATTGCAATGCACAGATAAACTTAGAGAGCTGATGATTAAGCGGAGGATTGTTTTATGGAAAAGGAAGTACAGGCAACACCACAGTATAGCATATCAGTAGAAGAACTGATTGCGGAAAGAAACAATTTAGAAGTCTCTATTGCAGCATACAAGAAAGCTAAGAGAGACAGTAGGATAGCTGAATATTTATGGATGTTATCAGCAATATTATTTATTGTGTCAATGATATTTCAGCTTATTAATTAGAAAGGAGTTTTAGCAGATTGACATTTATTATTTCTGAAAAAGGCGAAAGGCAGATTAATGAGGTAGAAAAACTTGAAATCCTGGCACACATTGGCAGAAGAACAAGTTACCTCTTAGGAAGAAATAAACATTGTGAGCCATTAAGGAACATAGTTACAAGAGATATTTTAGGGCAGTTAAAGCACGAATACGGGTGTGGTTTGAGTGAACTCAAAAAGAAGTACATAGCAGACACTCACGATTATATCGACTGCTACGAACTGCCTACAATAATGAAAGAGAGATATAAGCTATGATACAGGGATTTATGCTAGGAACGATATTCGGGATGTTTTTAGAACTGGCTTGTATCGTTCTGACAATGGCAAGGGCAAAGAGAAAAGAAAGGATTGAACAATATGAAACAGGTAAACGAGAAAGTAATAACAGTACAGGATTGCATTGATATGTACGAGAAGAAGAACAAGGTAACAGTTATAGACGGCGGCAAAGTCGTAGGATTCGTTAAGAGAGGAGAAAAGGAATGATAACAAATAATAAAGCCTATATGATAGGTAAGATTGCTAAGAAACCAGTATTTTCACACGAGGTTTATGGTGAGGGATTTTATATTTTTCACATAGAAGCTCCAAGAAAAAGCGGCAATGTAGATACGCTTCCGGTCGTTGTATCTGAAAGACTTGTTGACATTAACAGACTAGATGTAGACAGAACTGTAGTAATTAACGGACAGATTAGGTCATACAATCAACACATAGATGGCACACATAGCCATCTGATACTTAGCATATTCGCTAGGGAGATTGATATATTAGAGGATGTTGAAATTCCACTGGATACGAACAATTCAATTGAAATCGTAGGGCATTTACGCAAAGCACCTACATATAGAACAACACCGCAAGGCAGAGAGGTATGTGACATTATGATGGCTGTCAATAGAGCCTATGGTAAGTCAGATTACATACCTTGCATAACTTGGGGCAGAACAGCTAAGTTTGTCGGTCACTTGCCAGTAGGAACGCATATAGAAATGACAGGCAGGTTTCAGTCAAGACCTTATGCAAAAAAGATAAGCGAAGATGAAATTGAAAACAGAGTAGCTTATGAGGTATCAGTAGGCAGAGTTGAGATTATAGAGGAAAAGGAGAATGCTGATGAATAGTAATATTACAGTTTCGGAATTAGCAGCTATGGCAGCAGACAATGAAAAGCATTGTCAAGTATGGCATCCAGTTCAAGGTGTTATATTTGACGGCACATTTGATGAACTTGACAGACGGCATTATCTGGCAGACAAGACAGTTGATAACTTCTCAATAGAAGATGATGTATTCATTATGAATATATAATAAGGAAAGGATATGTTTATGGAAAGAGCAGTTTTAAAAAAGGTAGTGCTTGAAAATTTTATGTGCTATGCACACGCAGAATTTGATTTTTACGCTATTACAAAAATTATGGCTAAGAATGGTAAAGGTAAGTCAACTATTGCCACAGCTTACTTATGGTGCTTGTTTAATTGTGATTATGAATTAAAGGATAATCCGGTTGTTAGACGTGAGGTTGACGGAGTATCAGTTGATGATATGGATACAAGCGTTGAACTTACACTTGATGTTGACGGAAAAGAAATAACTATGAAGAAAGTACAGAAGCGTACTTACAGCAAAGATGACAGCAGTTATAAGGATGATAACAAGTATTTCATCAACGATGTGCCTAAGACATTAAAGGATTTCAATGCATACCTTGATGTTGATATGAATGTATTCAAGATGTGCAGTAATGTGAACACATTTCTTAATCAGAAGCCGGCAGAAATGAGAGAATACTTATTCGGTCTTGTAGGCAATGTTACAGACCTTGATATAGCTTCACAGAAAGCTGAATTAGCCGAGTTAGTTCCTTTACTTAATAAATATACAGTTGAGGAATTATCCGCTATGAATAAGGCTACCAAGAGCAAGATTACAAAGGATTTGCCTATTCTTGACGGACAGATTAAGGAAAAGGAAAGAGATATACAGCTTAAACAGGTTATTGAAGTATCTGACCTTGAATTACAGAAGAACAGCCTTAAAGAGCAGATTGCTGATTGCGTGGCAAAGCAGACCGACAATGACAAGCTGATGGCTGAATATGACAATGCTAGTGCTAATATTCTCAGCTTAAAGTTTGAGCTTGACGATATTCGCCGTAAAGCCAATGAGGAAAATATTAAGGCTAGAAGAGATATTGAGAACAAGATTTCTGATAAGCAGTTTCTTGTTAGGCAGACAGAAAAGACTATTACTGATACAGAAAAGAGCATTGAGTATCAGCAGAATACCATTGATAGCATAAATAAGAATTTACAGGATATAAGGAATAAATGGAAAGCGGAGAATGAACGCAAATTTGACGAAGCAAGCCTTATTTGCCCTTATTGCAAGCAGGAATATCCAGAGGATAAAAAAGAACAGTTAAGAGCCGATTTTGATAGCCACAAGGCGGAAGAATTAAAGACTATCACATACAATGGCAACCTTTTTAAAGACAAACTTGATAAGAATAAGAAGATTCTTAAAGATTTACAGAAAGAGTTACCACAGCATAGAGAAAACCTTGAAATGCTGAATACAGCTATTGCAGATCTTGAAAAGCAGTTAGCAGAACTCCCACAGGAAATTGATGTGACAGCTACAGAAGAATACAAAGCACTTGAACAGCAGATTGCTGAAAAGGAAGAAGCTATGCACAAGGCTAATGATATTTCGGCGGTTAAGGCAGAGTTAAAGACACAGAAAACAGCTTTAAGGCAGCAGTTAGCAGAATGTGAAAGTCAGATTGCAAAGTCTGATACGGCAGCAGACGAGCAGCGACTTGAAGAATTAAAGCAGACAAGGATTGATTCTGAACAGAATAAAGCTAATGCCGAGAAGATTCTTGATTTACTTGATGAACTTGACAAAGCAAAGAATGAAGCCTTGACAGAAGCAGTAAACAGTCATTTTGGGTTAGTTAAGTGGCAGTTGTTTGAATATGCTAAGAATGGCAATTATAAGAGTTGTTGTATACCTACTGTTGACGGAAAAAGCATTTTAACAACTATGAGCAACAAGGGTAACAGGATTTTAGGCAGAGTTGATATTTGTAACTCAATTCAGAAGATTAGTGGCATATCGGTACCTATCATTCTTGATGATAGTGAGAGCTTAGATGAAGAAAACCGGAAGAAAGTCACTGAAATGGTAGACAGCCAGTTAATTATGCTGATTGTTAATGATAGTGAGAAATTAGAGATTGTGGAGGGATAATATGACGAAATTAAGAGTTTGGCATAATTGTCAGGTTGGTAAAGTTAATAATTTCTATGTTGAAGTTGAAAGCATTGAACAGGCTTGGAAAATCCTTAATACATTATGGGATTATGACTTGTTTCAGTACGAAAATAACATAAAGCCGGATTACTGTAACGTTTCCGGGCTTGAGTATTTTGACGAGGAAGAGCAGGAATGGTGCGAGTGGTATGACGATGACGGATTGGATATAAAAGAACATTTTGAAGAAAGTGAGGAAAACTGATGAGTATAAAAGGGTATAAAGCATTTAACAAAGGAATGATATGCAGAGGTAAGCGGTACGAAGAAAATACTACATATGAAGAAAACGGAAACGAAATATGTGAAGCAGGTGTAATGCATTTCTGCGAAAATCCATTTGATGTGCTGGATTATTATCAGCTTGTTGATGAAAATGGTGACATTCCAGATTTTGCAGATGTTGAAGCTATTGGAGATGTTTATAAAAAGGGGAATAAAACAGCTACAAATAAGCTCCATATTGGTGCGAAACTTGGGCTTAAAGGGTTTGTTAAGGCTTGCGTAGATTTTACTATTGAAAAAACAAGAATTGAGTCTGTGAAAGATAACGAAATTGATAGCGGTGGAGATTCCGCACAGATAGGTTCAAGTGGAGATTCCGCACAGATAGGTTCAAGTGGAGATTCCGCACAGATAGGTTCAAGTGGAGATTCCGCACAGATAGGTTCAAGTGGAGATTCCGCACAGATAGGTTCAAGTGGATATTCCGCACAGATAGGTTCAAGTGGAGATTCCGCACAGATAGGTTCAAGTGGATATTCCGCAAAGATAGGTTCAAGTGGATATTCCGCAAAGATAGGTTCAAGTGGAGATTACGCAAAGATAGGTTCAAGTGGAGATTACGCACAGATAACATCCAAGGGTAAAAATTCAGTTGTTATGGCAGCGGGCTATAATTCAATAGCAAAAGCAAAAATCGGTAGTTGGATAACGTTAGCTGAATGGATTAGAACTGATAAAACAAATGATAGTGGTAAGTATATATGGATTCCTAAGTGTGTAAAAACAGAATGTGTAGACGGAGAGCGTATCAAAGAAGATACATTCTATAAATTAGTTAATGGCGAATTTAAAGAAGTAGAAAGCGAGGATTAATTATGGCAGAGAATACAGCAGTTGCGGAAAAGAAAGAAGCTGAAAGCAGAGAGCTTGTAGCAAAGGATTTTACCGAGGGAATGGTTGTGAAAATCAAGCAGAAAGAGAAATTCGGCTTGACATTCCCTAAAGATTACAACTACACAAACGAGTTTATGTCGGCAATGCTGATTTTACAGGACACAGTAGATATGAATAAGAAGCCTGTATTACAGAGTTGCACAAGGGCAAGTATTGAGAATGCACTTGTTGAAATGGTTACGAACGGACTTTCAATGCAGAAGAAACAGTGCTACCCGGTTGCTTATGGCGGCAAGCTACAGTGCCAGAAGTCAGTGTATGGAAACACTTGTATAGCAAGGAGATTTGGACTTAAAGACATTAATGCAGCGGTCATTTACAAGGGAGATGTGTTCAAGTATCACAAAGAGGACGCTAAGACAATTATTGATTGCCACGAACAGAGTTTTGAGAATATCGACAACGATAAGATTACCGGGGCTTATGCAGTGGCGATTATGGATGACGGAGAGAAGATAGCAGAGGTTATGACCATTGTACAGATTAAGCAGGCTTGGAAACAGGGTTATGGCTACAAAGAGAATGGCAATGGTGCTCATCAGAAATTTGCTGACCAGATGGCTATGAAAACCGTCAAAAATAGATTGCTTAAATATATCAATAATTCTCATAGTGGTAATGAAAACGAGGATTACGAGGAAATCAGCCACGATGAAATGCTTGAACAGGATGTTGCTTATGATATTGAGCAGAACGCAAACACAGTAGATTTTGACGAAAGCGACATTATCGACAGCACAGCTACAGAAGCAACCGAAGAACAGGCAGAAGATAGCACATTGCCACCATTTATGCAGGCAGAATAGGGAGATTGAGTATGAGAGTAATTTCACAGGACGGAAGAATTGATATTCCGTATGATTATTTTACATTAGCTACGGCTGATGAGAAACATGGAACTTTAGAAGTAGCGAGTATCTATTGTCGAAATTTTTCGTCAGATAGTGGTGCAAAGTTAGCTGAATATTTAAGTGTGGAAAAAGCAATTAAAGCTATAAAAATGTTGACAGAAGCACAGAAAATGGAGTCAGTAGAATTTGAAGATAGAATTTATCATAGAAATATGGTTTTTCAGTTTCCACAGGATGATGAAATCGAGGTGTAGCGGATAAGGAGCGGTGATTTGAATGAGTTTTTATCCAAGAATATCTAAGGTTGGAAAATCATATATACTAAGAAGATACGTCAACGGAAAACGACTACATTTTTATTCCAGAGACTTAAATGAGCTCATAGAATATGACAAGCTATTAGAGAAAGGAATAATCCCAGTAAAGAGGGTAGGAATAGATGTTAAAGAAAGCGAACTTACTAATTTTATTAATGATGGAAACATTTGGAAATGGATAAAGGGCTACGAGGGATTATATGCAATTTCTGATAGCGGTTTAATTAAGAGCTTTTGGAAAGATAGTAGAGGACAATTTGTTAAAACAAACAATAAAAATGGTTGGTATTTATCTTTTAGGGCAACAGACAGGAACAAAGAAGTTAAAACCATTAGAGTTCATATTGCAGTTGCAAAGGCTTTCATAGGGCAAATTCCAAATGGGTATGAAGTACACCACAGAGACGGAAACAAGCAGAATAATTGTGCTAGTAATTTGCAAATTCTCAGTGGAATTGAACATAAAAGGCTAACTTTAATGGAAAATCCTCATATATTAGACGGAATGATTGCTTACAACCAAGGCAGAGCTATTCACGGAAGAAACAAGAAAGAAAAGAGAAATGTGCAGAGGTTTAAGAAAGGAAAAATCATCCAGTACTCATTAAACGGAGAATTTATCAATTCGTATTGCAATGCAATGGAGGCAAGCAGAAATACCGGTGTTTGTGGAAGAAATATTTTACAAGTTGCAAATAAAGAGCCTTATAACAGCAAGGGAAGCGTGAGAAAACAAGCCGGTGGATATGTATGGAAGTTTGAAAAAGAAAGCGAGGTGATGTAATGCTCAAATTGAAATGTTGCGGAACTGGAAGTAAAGGAAATTCTTATGCTCTTATGTCGCAAAACGAAACACTTATTCTTGATGTGGGAATGGGAATTAAAGACATAAAAAAGATGTGTGATTGGAATGTAAAAAATATAGTAGGTTGCCTTATTTCACACGAGCATTATTGACGATCATTCGAGGTCATTAAACGATTTTAAGGCTATGGGAATACCAATACTTGCCCCATATTTAGGCGGTAGCTGTAAATCAATGAATATGGGCGAATTTACAGTAAAGCCTTTTGATTTAACGACAATAGACGGAAATTGGACACATACAGACGCAAATGGCGAACCTTGCCCGATATACGGCTTTCTGATTACTCATCCGGAAATGGGAAGAATGCTTTATATTACCGACACAAATTTAATCAAGTGGAAGTTTAAAGACATAAACTACATTCTCTTGGGTGTGAATTATGACAAGGATTTGGTTGATAAGGATAATGACTCAAAGACAAGACACGTTTTCAGAGGTCACTTAAGTATTGACACGGCTTGCGATTTTGTTAAAGCAAATTATTCAGATAGCTTGCAGAACGTCATAATGTGCCATCTATCAGCAGAAAACGCTGATAGAGATAGTTTCATCGAGAAGATGAAAAAAGTCGCTTATGGGGCGAATGTGGATGTTGCGGAGCGTAACAGGGAATGGCTACTTGCTAATCCTAATGAGTGCCCTTTTTAGAAAGGAGATTATATGGCTAAAAAGAAAGGAACAGGAGTAAGTCCTATTACCAACAGAATTTATTATGGAACGCAAGATACAGATAAACACATGTGGGTAGGGCAGAAAACGGATATAACAGACAGTGCAATAGCTTCTGTATTTGAGTGGTTTATGGCTAATATGGAGGACAAAGAAGAATATTCTATCACATATCCAGAGACAGGCTTTGAATTAGTAATGAGGAGAAAAGCTAAGAATGATTAAAGGCAGAAAAGTCTACGACCCATTAACTAATACTTGGAGCACAGGTTATTGGGTTGTGGATGATAAAGGGAATTATTACCCAGTGTGGTAGAAAGGAAAATATATGAACATTGTAACATTAATTGGCAGATTGACTAGGGACCCTGATATTAGATACACACAGGGTGAAAATGCAATGGCAATAGCAAGATTTACACTTGCCGTTGACAAGAATTTTAAGAAGAAAGACGATAAGGCAAATTTTATTAACTGCGTGGCTTTTGGCAAAATAGCTGAAACAGTAGAAAAGCATGTATTTAAAGGCTCAAAGATAGCGGTTATCGGTGAGTGGACTACAGGCAGTTACAAGAATAAAGACGGAAACACAGTCTACACTAACGATTGCAACATATCTAAGTTGGAATTTTGCGACAGTAAAAATTCAAGTGGCAGTGCGGAACCACAGCCAAAACCCGATGATGGCTTCATGTCAATCCCTGATGGTATTGACGAGGAATTACCATTTAACTAAAGAGGTGTGAGTATGACAGAGAACGAAGCAATAAGAGAGGTAAGATTTAATATGTCAACAATAGGATTGAGTGACAAAGCTGCTAAAAGAGTTGTTGAAGCAAGAAATATGGCAATCAAGGCGCTTGAAAAGCAGATACCTAAGAAACCTATATTTAACCATAACCTTAGTGATACTCTTTCTGTATTCCATTGTGAATGCGGAAACGTAATCAAAGTTAGTCACGATGTAGGAATAATGGATAACAACAATGCACCAAATTACTGTAGCAAGTGCGGCTGTAGGCTAGACTGGAGTGATGAAGAATGAGATTGATTGATGCAGATAACTTAAATTTTCAGGAGCAGTACTATAACAAAAGCCAGATGAAAGCGATTCTTGATTTTGTTGATAATCAGCCAACAGTTTATGACATTGATAGAGTTGCGGAGCGGTTGAAAACAGACTCTTCTGTAAGATTGTATGGAAGTGGCAACAGCAATAATTATCTTATTCCTCTTGAAAAGGCAATTGAGATAGTAAAGGCAGGTGGTAACTCTTGAATTATCAAAACATAGCAAGAGCCAAGGCAATTGAACAGGAAAACAAAAAACGACTGTTGAAGCTGAATCCAAAACTGAATGATAAAAGTGGAATATACTTCTTACTCCGAGAAGATGAAAACGGATTTAAGTATGCGTATATCGGACAGGCAGTACATACGCTTAGCAGATTGGCAAGTCACCTTGTAGGTTATGAACAGCACATAGACCTTAGTTTACGCAAGCATAAGCTGTACGACAAAGAGAAAAACCCTTATGGTTGGCGAGTTGAATTTCTGAATTTTTCCGAAAGCCAGCTTGACGAAAAGGAGAAGTATTACATCAAACTATATGCTGATAAGGGCTATCAGCTTCGGAATGTCAGTTTAGGTGGCCAAGGAGAAAATCGTGCTAGTGGTTCAATAAGCGAGAGAAAAGCACCTAAAGGCTATATGCAAGGCATACAGCAAGGCAAAAAGGTGTTAGCGAGGGAATTATCCTCTATTGCCGAAAAACACCTTAAAATCGAATTGAGAGCGGATAAGGCTAATAATAAGGTATCACAGAAGCAGTATGAGAAGTTTATGGATATATTGAAAGAAGGTAGGAACGAATGAGCGAAATTAAAGGCTATACAGCAGAAGAAATCGCACGAGATACAAAGGAAAAACTTATTAGTGATTATGAATTTTGCAAGTGTGATTTAGCTGAAATCAGACGGCATGAAAAAGAAATTGCAGATATAAGACTTGAGTACAATTCAAAGATAGTAAAGTACAGGATGGAAAGCGCAAAAAGAGTTCTTGACTTCGTAAGAAGTGAGTATAGGGCAGGTAGAATTTGCGACCTTGAAATACTATTGTGTCATTGCCAAAACAAGCTGAATGGAAATATTGATGGAACGGAATTAGACCTTGATGAGCATTTAAGAGGAGTTCCTTTTGAGAAAGTAGGTGATTCAGAATGAATGATTGCAAAGGCTGTAAATACGAAAATAGCACAGATATGGAGACATTTTTAGAATTTTGTGCAGAATGCAAAAGAGCTTATTCCGATGAAGAAGATAGAGAATTTCAAGAAGATAAGTATAGAACTATAGACTAAAAATCAAAGAAAGGAATAGGTTGTGCGCACATAAAACCGAGGTTTCCTTTTGGTAGATTTAGAATGATAGTACATTGTTTATTTGAACAGTCAGGCACATTCAAGAATGCTTTCAAAAAGTATGGAATTGAAGCCTACGACTATGATATTCAGAATAAATTTAACGAAACTGACTATGTTACAGACCTTTTTAAAGAGATAGAGGGGGGGTATCAAGGTAAGCCGAGTCTGTTCGATAAGATAAGTCCTGATGATTTGATATTTGCATTTTTCCCTTGCACTTATTTTTCAGACCAAAGCCCTAGGCATTTATGCTGCACAGCTTATCAATATAAGAATTACACTATTGAGCAAAAATGCGAGGTGTCAATGAAAAGGCACAGGCAGTTAAGTTTGTTCTATGAGATACTTAACAAATTTGTTATTGTCTGTCAAAGAAAGCATCTAAGGCTGATTATAGAAAATCCATTAAGCACTAGCGGAATGCATTATTTAACACATTTTTGGTGCCTAAAGCCTAATGTCATAGACAAAGACAGGACTTTGAATGGAGATTACTATAAAAAGCCTACACAATATTGGTTCATTGGTTTACAACCTAAAAATAATTTTATTTTTGAACCATTAGAGGCAGTTGATGTTATGAAGCAAAGATATGTTACAAGCGATAATTCATTGGGAGTGGACAGAAAAACAGCAAGGTCAATGATACACCCACAGTACGCAGATAGATTTATCAGACAATATATTCTTGATGAAGAAATATGGAGAGGTAAATAATGAAAGACGAAACAAAGCAGGAAATACAGATTCTACTTAACCTACTCAAAGGCAGTCTTGCAAGAAATGGCGTAAGTATGGCAACGGACAGAGAGGGTAATTTGATGTTCTTTGATACGTCTGCCTATGTTAGAAGTAAAGGCAAGGAATTTGACGGATTTAGAGTTAATATTAACAATTTGGTGAAGTAACAATGTGACAGAACTTGAAGAGGTAGACTATGAATAAAGGTTGGATAAAATTGCATAGGCAACTACTGGATTGTTGGATATGGCAAGCAAATGAACCATTTGACAAGCGTTCAGCTTGGGTTGATTTATTGCTTACCGCTAACCATTCAGATACAAAACTATTATTCAATGGAGAAATAATTACAATAACAAGGGGGCAGCTTTTAACATCTGTCCGACAGTTATCAGCAAAATGGAATTGGAGTGTAAATAGAACATATCGTTTTTTAAAAATGCTAGAAAATGAAAATATGGTACAAAAAGAAAGCAATGATAATAGAACACTTCTAACCATAGTAAATTATAGTGTTTTCCAGTTTTCAGAAAACAGTAACGGAAACACTAACGAACACACCAATGGAAACAGTAGTGGAAACACCGATAGAACACTTACGGAAACACCAACGGAAACAGTGACGGAACACATACAAGAATGTAAAGAATGTAATAATGATAAAGAATTAAAGAATGATAAGAATATAAAAGAAAAAGATATTACTAACGTAATATCCAAAAAGAAAAGTTATTACCCAGATGATGAATTACTTGATGAAGCATTTAATGAGTATGTGACAATGCGTAAGAGAATTAAAAAACCTATATGTACCGACAAGGCATTACATAGGGCTATGAACACTCTTGAAAAGCTGTCAGGTGGAGATAATGACTTGGCTGTTAAAATTCTTAATCAGTCAGTAGACCATTGCTGGCAAGGACTGTTTGAGCTGAAAGAAGATAATTCTAATAAGCAAGGCAATCAGATTTTCAATAAGGGTGCTATTGACTGGGATAATGTGTAAAAAAAGGGGGCAGTAAGAATGAGCAGATTAGATGATACACTTAATGGAATTAATTTCAGATACGATTATCCGCACAACGGAAGGGTTGAATCACTTTTAAGAACAATAGCGATTAATAGTGCTATTATATGCGACAAATTAGATACTATTTCTAATCAACTGAAAGGAGATGGCAATGACAAGAGAAGAAACAGTTAAAATCATCCGCATTATGTGTGATTGCTACCCTAACTACAAGCCTAACAACTTATCCGAAACAGTAGATGTGTGGAATATGATGCTGAATAATTACAGTTATGAACAAGTGTCAGTTGCACTTAAAGCATACATCAACTCTGATATAAGCGGATTTGCTCCAAGTATAGGACAGTTGATAGGTAAGATACAGACAATATCACAGCCACAGGAGCTTGACGGAATGACAGCTTGGGGATTGGTTAGTAAGGCGTTACGGAATGGTACTTATGGAGCAGTTGAAGAATTTAACAAGCTACCGCCACTTGTAAAACAGGCGGTTGGTTTGCCAGATAACCTTAAAAACTGGGCAACATCAGATTATCAGACGATTGAAACAGTAATACAATCAAATTTTCTAAGAACCTATGAAACAGTTGTTAAGCGTGCAAATGAAATAAATCGTATGCCAGACGACATTAAATCACTTATCGAAAAGATGAATGCAATTTCGTATAAAGCTCAATTCCAGCAAAAATTCCAAAGAGATATAAATACACCTACAATCAAAGAAAATGCCCTTGTCGGTCAAAATACAAACGCAGAAGAATATATTGAAGCACCTAAAGAAGTGCAAGATAGAATTGACAGAATGAGAGGTTGATTTTCAATGGAGACAACGCCAATTAGTCCGCAGAAGAAATTATATAATTACCGCCGAGAGAATGGATTGTGCCCTAAATGTGGCAAGCCACTTGATAGAAAAGGCTTTTATTGTGAAGAATGTAGGGAGAAGCAAACGGCTTACAGCAGAGAAACTAGAGAACTTTGCAGGCAGTTTAAAATTTGCCCGGAATGTCGCAAAAATAAACTTGTAGGTAATGAAAAGATATGTCCGGAATGTTTGGCTAACAAAGCTGAATATAGAGCTAATCACCCATTAAGTGATGATAAACGAAGAAAAAACAATGAAGCATTTAAACAATATTCAAAAAACTTATATGCTGAACGTAGAAAAGCTGGCATATGTGTTAGATGTGGCAAGGCTAAATCTGTTAAGGGCAAAGCAAAGTGTTTTGTATGTCAGAATAAAGATAATGCTATCCACAGAAAAAGAACTGAAAATAGGCAAAATATAAAAGAATATCGCAAAGAAAATCACTTGTGCTATTACTGCGGAGAACCTATTGACAGACCACAAGGGCAATTGTGCCAGAAATGCTGGCAGACAGACTACGAAAGAGGTAAAAGCCTTAAGAATGATAATAGCAAGCACTACTGGCGATACGACAATCAGTTTCTAAGAAAGAAGTGAAAATATGAGTAGGGCAGAACAGAAAAAATTTAAGGAACAAATGTTGCGTGTTCAGATGAATAGAATTAGCAATGAACAGCAGAAGAAAAATTTTGAATCAGCATTAATATTAATTATGTGGGTACTACATGATAAGTTCGGTTTCGGACAGCAGAGATTAACAAAAGTACAGAGAGAACTTAAAGTACTTATAGATAACTATAATGACGGATTATTCACAGCGGAAGAGCTTGTTAATCAGTTATACGAAGAAACAGGAATAGGACATATTAAGTTTAAATAAGGAGATAGGCTTATGAAGTTTTCAGAACTGACTAAGCCGGAACTTGATGAGATAATTAAAAATGCCAATTTTACAGAAGAAGAATTGAGAATATTCAAGTTACTATCACAGGGCAGAAGCATTACAGAAATTGCTATGCGGCTGTCCGTGTGTGATAGAACAGTCAATCGCAAGATAAACAAAATTAAAAAGAAAATAAGTAAGTTGGAGGTTATACAATGATTAGGGTTACTCAAAATGGTGAAGACGTAAAAACAGAAAACATAACTCTTTCAGACAGCTTACTAAAGATAATTGCAGAGATAATTGACAACAAGTAAATATGTGTTACAATGTGCCGTAGAACGTGATAAATGCGGCACATTTATTTATATTATAAGGAGATAAAATATATGGAATGTGTTGCTTATATGAGAGTATCTACTGAAAAACAGGCTGTTGAGGGTAACGGACTTGATAGCCAAAAAAGAGATATTGAAAATTATTGTAGAAAAAATGAGCTTGTAATAACAGATTGGTATATTGATGATGGTTACACCGGTACGAATATGGATAGACCAGAACTCCAAAGGCTTGTGAATGATTGTAGTCGTAAGAGAGTACGCTGTGTTGTAGCTTTTAAACTTGACAGATTATCAAGAAATATGATTGACGGAATATATCTAATTGAAAAAGTATTTCAAAAATATAATGTTGCGTTTAAATGTGTACACGATAGTGTAAATTATGATAGCCCTATGGAACAGGCTTATACGCAGATGATGGCTGTATTTGCACAGCTTGATAAGAACACCATGTTATTAAGAATGCGTGGCGGTATGCTTGAAAGAATTAAGCAGGGTTACTGGATGGGTGGTGGCAATTTGCCTTATTGTTATTCCTACAGTAAGGAACAAGGCATATTAATACCTATCCCGGAACGTGCAGAACAGGCAAGAAAAGGTCTTGAATTGTTCATATCTGGCTATTCAGATGCGAAAATTAAAGAAATTTGCGGCTTTAAGTCTGAACTTGTTACTAGAAGCATTTTGACCGGCGTTGTAAATATCGGAATGATACCATACAAAGGTAAAATATATCAAGGAAAACACGAACCTGTTTTTGATAAAGATAGGTTTAATCTTGGATTAGAACTAAGAAAGTCGAGGTGTTCAGCAAAAACTTACTGCATAACTGAACCTAATTTATTGACCGGATTATGTTATTGTGGAATTTGTGGTTGCAAAATGCGTTATCAAAAATGGGGTAGTGAAAAGCATAAGATTTATTGCTGTTCAAGAAATAAATCACTTTCATATCTGCCCAATTATAATGCAAGCTGTAATAATTCGCTTGAATGGGCGGACGAGATAGAAAAGCAAGTAGAAGAAGAAATTCTTAAAATATCACTTGATTTATCATCTTACAAGCCGAAAGAAAAGGCGACAAAACTTGAAATTATGCAATCACAGCTTGAAAAAGAGCAGATTAAGCTAAAAAGATTGTATAATCTGTATGCTGACGGAAATGATACTGTCTTAGAAATGATTAAAGAACTGGAAGCACAGATTAAGGAAATGAAAGCTAATATTGCAGCAGAAAGCAAAAACGCAATTAATACACAGAAAAAGGAGTTTGTTTATGAGAATATAAAAAAACTTGCCGACATTTGGGATAAGGTCGACAAGAAACAAAAGAACTTGATACTAAAGACTATAATTGACAAGATAGTAATTGTCAATGGAAATATTGAAATACAGCTTAAGAATTTTTAGCATAAACTTAATGCAGTTCCAATGATTACTGGGGAGATTAAGAGGTATCTTCGTGATAACAGTGCAATAAGAGTAAGCCGTTCATTAAAGGATATGGCTTATAAGGCACTTTATACAAAAGAACAGCTATTAAAGAGCAGGCAGAAGGAACCGACAATATCGGAGATTGCAAGTGAGATAGGAGCATCTAAGGAGGATATTGTTATAGCACTTGAGGCTGTATCCCCAACTGTTTCACTGTATGAACCGGTATTTAATGAAGGCGGGGATACATTATATGTCATAGACCAGATTAAAGATAAAGCAGATGGGGAAGAGAACTGGGTTACACATCTGGCATTGGACTCTGCCTTTGCAAAGTTAAGCGGGCGTGAACAGCAGATAATAAGAAAGCGTTTTTATGAATATAAGACACAGATGGAGATAGCCGAAGAGATTGGAATATCACAGGCACAGGTAAGCAGGCTTGAAAAATGTGCTCTTAAGAATATGAAGAAGCATATGTCTTAACAGCATAGCAAGTATTAATAAAATAATAAATAAATAAAGGGCTGTCGCACAAAGTAGAATTTATAATAGGAAGATAATAACAGGTTGATAATGTCTTTATATTATAGATTATATTTGGTGCGGCAGCCCTGATATTTTATGTTATGTGTATTGTATATGGTATTATTATTGTATGTCTTTACAGTCAGAAAGGCTTTTGACTGTAATATAGATTGATTATTAATTAGTGCTATAGTGTGTTTATGGAATATTTTATAGATATTTTGACATAACAGCACCAGTGGGCTATAATTCTAGTAGTTTATTGTATTTAGGGGAGGTTTGTGAATGAAGTGCCCATATTGCGGAAAAGAGAATACAAGAGTAATAGATTCAAGACCTACAGATGACAGCTCTATAAGAAGACGCCGTCAGTGTGATGAATGTGGAAAGCGTTTTACCACATACGAGAAAGTAGAGACGCTTCCTCTTATAGTTGTGAAGAAAGATAATAACAGAGAACCTTATGACAGGGAAAAGATAGTGGCTGGAGGTCGTGCCATAAGCGTCCGATATCAATGACACAGATTAATGATATGGTAGATGACATTGAGGGACAGATATTTAATATGGGGGAGAAAGAGATACCTACAACAACGATAGGTTCTATTGTTATGGATAAGTTAAAGGATTTAGATGAAGTTGCATATGTAAGATTTGCTTCTGTATACAGGGAGTTTAAGGATGTTAATACATTTATGGACGAAATCAAGAAAATACTTAAAAAGTAGTAGATACTTAAAAGTAACAAATGCTTAAGAACAGCAGAAAGGCTGATAAGAAAGGTAGTAATTACAGATGTTTAAAAGGTTTTATCCGGATATGTATATAGACTCTGCATACGATATAGATTATAAGGGACTTTATGATAAAGGTTACAGGGGAATTATATTTGATGTTGACAACACGCTTGTTGAACACGGAGCACCGGTTACTGAGCGTGCAAAGAAGCTGTTCGGTGATTTAAAGGCTATGGGATATAATACCTGCATAATATC